GAGGCTCCCTTGAGAACTTTGTTGAGGAAGCTATGGGTGTCAACGCCAAGAACGGCCTGTTTATGTCCAAGCAGCAGAGAACCGGGTGTCGGGAAGTATCAAAGCTGGTAAACGCCAAGAGAAAGGCGCTTTTTAAACAATCCTTGATAGATGCAGAAAGGATATATGCCGAAAAGGTGGGTATTTCCATCATGTCGGGTCAAGGAACCGGCAAGGATGCTTTTTGTTCATGGGTCATGTGCTGGTGGCTATGTTGTTTCACGGAAACATTGATACCCTGCACCGCACCGACAGCCGACCAAATACGCAACATCCTCTGGAGTGAGTTCACACGATGGTATAACCGCCTCGATGCCGACCTTAATCCCATGTGCATCTTCAAGGGAAAGGACGACGCAGGTTCGCATCTTACCGTAGAGTCGCAGAAGATTTATGTAAAACAGTTTAACGGGAAGGAGTGCTTTGCCTTCTGGAAAACCGCGAACCCGAAGGACGATCCAGAGGCGCAAGCCGGCACGTTGTATGGTTTTCATGCCCCCTACATGATGATAGTGATAGACGAGGCGGCAAGCGTTCCCGAACCTGTTTTTAAGCCGTTGGAGGGCACTATATCGTCTGCTCAAGGTGTGAACTGGATACTGATGCTGTTCAACCCCATTTATCAGTCGGGTTATGCAGTGAACAGTCATATGGGGATCCATGCCGGAAAATGGGTACAGATACAATGGGATGCAGAGGAAAGCGAGCTTGTGAGCAAGCAGCACATAAAAGATATGGAGGAGAAGTACGGCAGGAACTCCAATACTTTTAGAACGCTTGTCAAGGGACTGCCCCCGCTTGCCGAAGCAGACACCCTTATCCCCTATGATTGGGTAATGAAGGCGGTAAATAGACCCATCGAACCCCTACCCAATGAACCGCGTATAGGTGGACTCGATGTTGGTGCGGGAGGGGATAACTCTGAGCTTTGTGTAAGGCAGGGCAATAAGGTCTATCCATTCCATCGACACAATTCCCCGGATACGATGGCGCTTGTAGGATGGGCGGCTAAAATATTTGACGAGGAACAGCTTGATGCACTGTTCATAGACGTTATCGGTGTGGGAAATGGGGTTTATAACCGCCTCCGTGAGCTAGGATTCCGAGTTTTCCCTGTCGATGTGCGCCTTACCGCAAGGAAAGAGGAATTTCATAATATCAGAGATGAACTGTGGTGGAAATTGCGCGATGTCTTTGAATCTCAGGCGATAAGCATACCACCCGATGAGGAACTTAAAGCGGAACTATGGAATCCTAAATTTAAAACTGATTCAGCGAGAAAGACAAAGATAGAGAGCAAATACGATATGAAAAGGCGGCTCGGATTTGCTCATTCGCCAAATAAAGCCGATTCCCTTGCGCTCACATTGTACATGGGAGATTCAATATTCCGTAAGGTTGCCGAAGAAAAAGACCCGTATTTTCAGAAATCAAAAGATCAATATTCGGGGGAGAGGGCATGGATGGTAGCATAATTTTACTCAAAACCGTTAAGAAGGGCAACGGTCATACCCATATCGTAGCGATAAACAACAAGACGGGCGAGGGACAGACCTCGAAAACCAAAGACCACACCCATATCGTAAGGTTTGTCGCCGATACAAGACCCACCCTTGACGGGGGCATGGTTCCCGAAGGAAGCGGACGATGGATGCTTGAGCCAGCAGAGAACCATACCCACGAAGCCGTCCCCTACGTTCCCGAACCAAAACAAGACAAAGAAGACGATGAAAAGATAGTTGCCGACTGCCTTCAATTATTCAGGGTTGCGAAGGACATAGAGAAAGAGGCCCGCGATGATGCCAAGGCAAGCATAAAGTTTTACAGGGGAGAGCAGTGGGACGCGCAACAGAAATCCATGCTTGAGAAGGCAAAAAGGGCTTGTCTTACGATCAATCAGACCGAACCCAAGGTAGACCTGTTAAGCGGGTATCAGCGACAGAATCGCACCGACATAAAGTATATGCCTACCGAGGAAGGAGATCAAAGAATATCAGAAGTCCTTAATATTGTCAGCAAGAACATCCTTGAAAATTGTAATTTCAGGTTCGAGGAAACAGAGGTATTTGAAGATGGAGTGATCGGTGGTAGGGGGTTATTCCATATCTTTGCTGATTTTTCCCGCGATATTAGGGGAGATGTCATCGTAGAAAAATTTGAGTGGGATGATGTGTACTTTGGCCCCCACGTCAAGAAAGACCTGTCGGATTGCGAGTACCTTGTCAAGACGAAATGGTACAGCCGTTCGAAGGTCGAAAAGATGTACCCCGACAAGAAAGCCCTTATCGGACAGGAATTTGACGATAGCGATGAAAAGGAAGTCCGTGAACCTGTCGGTGATAAGTATGCCTATACGGACAATAAAATCATCGCCACTACAGACCCCGACCTTATAGACCTCTCAAAGAAGCAGGTCCGCTTGCTCGAAGTATGGAGAAAGGAATATAAACGGTCTTATGTCGTTGCGAACCCCGATGCTGATTTTTATTACAACGCATCCGATTGGTCGGAAGGGGACATTAAGGCTCTCGGCACAATAACCATGCTTACCGTCCTGCCTTATGTCGAACACAGAATGAGAATGACAAAATTAGCCGCCGAAGTATTGCTTGATGATGAATACCCCGACCTTGCGACCCAGGATTTCGATATTATCCCGTTCTATGCCAAAAAGAGGGGAGATTACTTTTGGGGAAAGATACACCCCGTTAAAGACCCACAGAGGGAGGTCAATAAGCGTCATTCACAATTGGTTGATATAATGAACCGTCAGGCGGCTTATGGATGGTTCTATGATGATGGCACGTTCCCCGACAAAACGGAAGTAGAAAATTTCAGGAGCAATTCTTCTGCTCCTGGATTTATTCAAAGAATATCAAGTATAAAATCATTGCCCGAAAAGATCGAGGGCGCAAAAGTCCCGACAGAGATAATCCAGCTTCTCCAGATAGAGGACAAAATGGTGCGGGACATCTTCAACGTCAATCTGGAAATGGAGGGCAACCAGAGCAATGCGCAATCGGGCATAGCAATCCTCGAAAGGAAAAAGCAGGGGCTTGTCGGCAACGAGTTCCTGTTCGACAATCTTTCCCTTGCCAAAGCGAAGATAGGGAGGCTTCTTGTCGCCTATATCCAGAAATATTACACGCCGGAAAGGATGATGCGGATACTTGGCAATGAAAATGCGAAGGCACCCATTACGATAGGGGGCCAGCCGTTCCAAGACCCCATGAAGGAAGAATTGTTCGAGCTGCTTAAGGAATCAGACCTCACGAAGTATGATGTAACGGTTGCGGAAAGCGGGTGGAGTCCCACTACGAGGATTGCCAACGCAACAATGTGGTTTGAGCTTGCGGCGAAGGGCGCACGAGTCCCCATGCCGTTTCTTATCGAACTTTCAGACCTTCCCGAAAAGGACAAGGTGCTTCAAATGTTCGCAGCAGAATCGCAGCAGAGGGCGCAGGTCGAACAGGACAAAAACGCAGTGGAGATAGAGAAAACAAAAATAGCGGCAATGTCGAAATTAATGTCAGGAGGAAAGAGTGCAGGTGACGGAAGCGTACCAAGCTAACATCAACGCTATCAAATCGAGAAGTGAACATTATTATGACATTTTGAGCAAGGCCCCCATACCGGAAGTCCTCCAAATAAGGGACGACAAAGAGAAGGGCGACAATGTCCTGAAAATGCTCAAAGCACAAGAAAAGAACGGCATGGTTGTCATTCTCGGATTCGGAGAGGGCGAACTAGCGTCACGGATTCTTGATGAACTCGGAAGGGGATATGCGCTTGTCATATACGAATTTAACCACGAGCAGTTCAACGGCGCATTGGTAAAGGATGATTTTACGAAGCTATGGAAGGATGATAGGGTAATTCTCATTCTTGAGGAAGATGAAGGCTATGGATACCTGGAGCATCTCAGGAGATATGTATTCGGTGGAAGGTTGTGGCTTCTTATCCACCCGGAGTCCGATGGCAGGAAGGCGCAATACGAGGATATATGTTCTACGATAGCAAAAGCCAAGGCGTTGCTTGAAGTCAATATGTCAACGCAGGTGGGCATGGGGAAACACTTTATGAACGGGTTATTCGACAATATTCCCGAAATCATAAAAAAGCACGGCGTAAAGGAATTGAGAGATATTTATAAAAACAAACCATGTGTAGTCGTATCTCCCGGTCCCTCCCTCAAAAAAGACATTGATAAGTTGAAAGCGTACAGGGACAAAGCCGTATATATAGCCGTCGACTGTGTTGTGCCTTTCCTTATGGAGCATGACTTTATCCCCGATTTTATCTGCGGGATTGATCCGTTGTCTGATAATGTGCGCCTTTATACAGATCCACGGTTGAAGGATATACCCCTTATCTGCATCATGCAGTATACGCCGGAAGTGGTCAAGACATACCCCGGAACAGTATATATGGCAAGCCAGTACGGGAACCAGATATTCATGTGGCTTGGCAAATATCTTGACGACAGGGGCGCAATTGAATGTTGCGGGGGCAGCGTGTCTCATTTCGGCATAGGGATAGCGGAACACCTTGGATGCAATCCCATCGGCATTATAGGGCAGGATTTGTCGTTCAGGGATTCGTATTATTGTTCAAATCTTGGAGAGATACTTGACGAACCAGGCAAACCGCTCGATAGGACAGAAAACAAAATACCCATCAAGAACATGCACGGAGAGGATGTTTTTACAACGCCCATTTTCATAGCATTTAAGATGTGGTTTGAGAACAAGTTCAAACAAATGGAAAAGACAAACAGGGTATTCAACCTGTCCGATGGCGGTCTGACTATAGAACACACCAAGGAGATGAAGTTCGAAAACTATATCAAAGAATATGGCTGGCAGAAAGAAACAGTACCCGTAAAACCTTCGCCATTGTCAGCTGATACCGGAAAGATCATACAGGAGATTGAGGCTGCGATAGTGGAATTAAGCGATGTCGTGAACGCCTGTTATCTCATCATAGAAAAATTGCACAGAATAAGGAGGCTCTTGCCGGAGTTTTTAACCGATACCGGCAAAAAGGACAAGAAGAACAAGATAAACAATCTCATTATGGAAATAGGAGAACTCAAGAAGATAACAGATCAGCCATTTGTTCAACTGATAGTGGCCTATCACTTCAAGATCGACATTTATCTTAATCGTTTCGATATAAGAGAAATTGAGTACATCGAGAACAAGTATGATCGCCTTTTCGCCCAAACCGACAAGGGTTTGAACATTTATGGGGAAATGATCGAGGCATCAGACCTGTTCATAGAACAATGCAGGAAAGTTTTAAAATCCTTCGGTGATAACGCCGAACACAAGGGGGCTTTATGCCAGAACCAGAAGTAATCGTAGAACAGATGACGGACGAGGTATTGGAAGCAGAACTTAACAAGGAGGAAGTGCCGGAAGAAAAGAAGGAAGAACCACAACCTGAACCAGTACCCGTTCCCGAACCGGAACCAAAAGTAGAAGAAACACCCAAACCAGCCGAAAATCCGCCAGAGGAGGAAGTTGTCACCCTGTCGAAGACAGAACACGAAAAGCTCCTTAAGCGGATTGAGGAAAAAGAGAAATTCATTCAAAAGCAAGCTCAAGAAGTAGGCCAGCGCAGGAAATCAGAGGAACAATTGCGTACCGAAATCGGGCAGCTACAACAGCGTTTGAGTGAAGTATGGACGACCGATGGAGTGGAGGCAACGAACATTCAGGAGCAGATAGGCATACGCAAGCAGCAGTTAAGCGAAGCAGAGCAGTCAGAGAGAATGGAAGTTATACGGAATTATGTTACAGAGAGGAATATTCAGCCCGAAACATACCTTGATGAAATGATAGATATAATCAAGGAAGACGGGCAGCCTCCTGAGGCAATCCAGGCTTTCAGGGACAATCCTTACCGCACAGAAGCGGGTATTCTCATAAATCTGACTAAGCGCGCCGAACTGAAACAGGCATTGCGCCAGAGAGATTCTGAAATAGCCTCGTTAAAATCGGAAATCCAGTCATTGAAAACAAAACCGCAGGAAGTGGTGAAGCATATTGAGCGCGCCATGAAGCAACCAGCACCGATGACAAACGATTCAGGGCAAGCTCAGGCAGTAAAACGTGAAGTAGATGTCACGCAAATATACGCGATGTCTGACGCAGATTTAGAAAAGGCATTGCAGGATTCACTAACAAACAGTTCTTAGGAGGACAAATAAATGGGTAAAACCACGTTTGCAACAGGGAACGCGCTAACCAAAAAACTGTGGGAAGAAAAACTTTTCAGGGATAGCCTGAAAGAGTCATACTTCTCAAAGTTCATGGGATCGAGTTCCGATAGTATCGTTCAGGTAAAAGATGCCCTTACAAAAACAAAGGGTGACAAGATTACCTTCGGCATCAGGATGAGACTGACGGGTTCGGGAGTTACGGAAGGTCAGGCATTGGAGGGAGCAGAGGAATCTCTGACAACCTACGATGATGCCGTAACGCTCCATCAGTATCGCCATGCCGTAAGGGATAATGGCGCGCTAGACAGGCAGAGAGCCATGTTCTCGATTGATGAGGAAAGTAAGGCAGCACTTCAGGGATGGGGAACGGAGAAAATAGACGGATTGTGCTTTGATGCGGCTCTCGCATCTCCGACAAGAATTTTCTATAAGACCTCGTCAGGTTCGACAAGCACTACAACTGCATCAACGGCAAAATCTGCCTTGACAGCCGCAGACGGCAAGATCACACCCGCCTTCATATCGTATATCAAG